AGGCCGTCAAAATCTCTTCCTGTAAACCAAACATTTCTGCTTCTTCTTCCGGTGTATAGTGATCATAGCCGTTGATATGCAGAAAACCATGTACTGCCAAAAAGCCCATTTCCCGTTCAAAGCTGTGGCCATATTCTTCTGCCTGCTCACGCGCCTTATCCACCGAAATGAACAGCTCACCGATATAGGCATCAAAATCATCTAACATCTCAGCCAGTTCAGGATGATTCAGCAAATCCTCCTCGTCAACAGCAATATCTAGCTCAGGCTTGTATTCTAGGCTGATAACATCTGTTGGTCGGTCCGTATCTCGGTATTCCAAGTTGAGCTCATGACTACGCTCATTGGTTACAAAAGTCACAGCCATTTCTTTCTTTTCCTTGCCCGTCTTTTGGGCAGCAAATTCCAAAATATCTTGGGTCTGTTTGATGATTTCTTCTGAAACCAGACCCGTTTCATCAACTATTTCTATATACATAATGCACCTGCTTTACTTGTATCACCTTTATTATATCATAATCGAGGCTAGATAATAGCTAGGAATTTTCTTTTTTCAAAATAGCAGAGCAGATCCGTCAAACTCTCACTGCAAAAAAAGAAGATATTTTTATTTTTTCCCTTCCCAAAAACTTTTCCTTTTACTAGCTGCTTTCATTGACAAAAAGAAAAGGTTGGGAAGACCCAACCTTGTTCTACAAGATGCTAATTGCCGTCTTATTATACCTAATTTGTCAGAAATTATCTGGACAAAAAACCTGATTTTACAGGCTTTTTTATTTTTGTCTTCCGTTAAATAAAGTTAACTTCTGAAATTATTTGGGGCGAATTTGGGGCGAGGGGTTATTTCGTTCAATCTCATACATCAAAATTGAGTGATGGATAATATCCCGTCGTTTCCACTCTCTGACCATATAGTCTATTACTTCTGGATCTTCAGCTTCAAATGCAAGCAACAGCATAAGTCTAATAGTGTATGTTCCCTTTAAGATGGGAGCGGTATAAGTCACATCTACCCAATGCTCAAAGCCTAAATCTGTATGTTCTACGCTCGCAAGTTTAATGTTCAAAATGTTCGTTTTAATTACCTCCACCTTATTTATTCGTAAAAGTTTTCGATAAAATATATTTTTTAAAAAAATAAAAAAACTCTTGCATAATGCGAGAGTAGACACAAACTTTAAACAATCTATCAAATGAGCCTTCGCTCTACTTCGATTGTACGCAATTTATTGACCGATAGTCTACCACGGTCTGAGTCATAAGGAGCGACCCTATAACTTCCGTAGCAATTTAATGACTAGGTACGACTGGTTACGTCCAACTTTCACCCGACATTCAGAATATTTGTTTTAGCATAACAATATCAGTATCGTTCATCTGCACATTTGGGCTACTTGTACTTATCTTTAGTGTTATTGGCTGAGTGATCAGCCTCAAGTGCAAAACAGTTTATTTTAGCGTTTCTAGCTTGGTTCTTATTGCTACATAAGGCCTTGCTAGGTTATTCTCTCACTGAGAGCGTCTATTGTCACTGCCACCGTCTGATAATGGTCTAACTACGCACAATCTCTATACTATGTACACCCTCAATCTTCTTTCACATCATGACCTCTTCCGATTACCCGAAAAGAGAGTTGCTTATCTTCCTGCAATATCTCACAACAAGCGCAACGGGAATTATGCACATAATCCAAGCAAGGTATCACCCTATCTACACTTGGTTATTTAGTAGATTGTTTAAAATTTGTGTACAATTATTATACCACTATCTAGTAAATAAATCAAAAGATTTTCTGTTATAATAGACATTTTTTAAATTTTCCGTTTAAACGAAAACAGACTGGCATTTCTGTCAGTCTGTTATTTTCCCCAAAATTCTTTTTCTGCGTTTTTCCTGAGAGCGGCAGCCTTGCGAAAATCTTTGCTGGATCCTAAATATTTTGGTTTCTTATCAACATTGATAAAAGCTTGATAGCTTCCCTTTCGCTTATTAAAATAGACCCCTCTAACGCCAGTCGTACTTTTCGCAGTTGGCTTCGTGGATTTTAAACTTTCAGGATCTCGAATAGAGTCCATATAGCCCTTAGATGCTCCACGGAGACACCCACAAGAAGTATAGTGATTGATATCATTATTACTCAAAATCAACTCATTTCCGCAATGTCTACAGATACAATTCCACCACACACGCTGATTCTTAGAGTATGCTCTATCAATAATCTTGAAGTTATCCGTTTCTGTTCCAGATAGGTCTTTGAATCGTTCACGTCTCCTCTCGTCATTGAGACATCCACAAGATTTAGTTCGGCCGTTCTTTAAATTTTGAGATTGAACATGTACTCTATTTCCGCAACAGCATTCGCACAACCATAAGACTCTCCCTGTATTGGATCTTGAGCCATCATCAGTAATAACAGTCAATCGACCATAAATGTCTCCCGTCAAATCAATCTTTTTCATTTTCTTCACTTGCCTTTAACGTGTACGCTGCTTCAGTAAGTCTATAACCAGTTACTATCGTGAGATTTTTGACTTTTCTTTTTCCTGTCACTAGAGCTGAAATTGTGGGTTGAGGGATCCCGCTAATTTTTGCGATTTGATAACCCGTTGCATTCTTCAAAAGCCACTCAATTTGCTTTGTATCTACTTTCATGTTATACTCTTTCCAGGCGGTTACTCTGCCGCCTTATTTATCTTACACCCCCCTCAAAAAATGAGGGGGTTATTTGCTTGTTAGATGATTTCCGCACGTTCAACGTGTTCAAATTTTACACCATCTTCTAGGTCATCTTTAATATCTGAGATAAGTTGATCTTCATAACCAAAACCAAAATAGAAATAGTAATAAGTTACGACTGCAAGTGCATCTTCTTGAGAAATGCTTTCAAGATATTCAGCAATAACTTTCAATCCGTCACCGTAAAATTCAGATTTACGGTTTTTGTTTGAAATACATTTTGCAAGTTCTTCTTCTGGATCGAATTCATCATAAGAAATTTCAAGTTGTACAAGCAACTCTTTGAATTGTTCTTCGGTTACTTTATTTTCGAAGACTTCCCAAACAAATTCTCCAACATCTCCACCGTTTTCATAAATTTCATCATACTCATTTTTGTAATTTTGTTCAATGAAATTATCTTCGACAAAATTTAGTGTATTTTCATCAACTAAATTTGAAGCGGTAGCGTAGAGTTCTTTAAAAGTATCGCAAAGTTCATAGCTAGTATTTTCAACTTGAAGCTCACCGTTAGCGAATTGGTTTGTTTGGATGTAAAGTTTTTTCATTGTAAGTTCCTCCGTTTTTGTTTTATTTATCTTACAAATATAGTATACAACATTTGTTATATATTGTCAAGCATTTTTACCAACTTTTTTTAAATATTTTTATTTTTTACAACAAAAAGCCCTACCAGCTATTGAGCCAGTAGGGTTGAATTAAATTTTTAATATTTCTGTTTTTATTTTTATTTTTTAGCTGTAGTAATTTACTAGGTCGTCCTTATCCCAAACTGAGAGCCAGACAGTGCCGTACTGACCGAATTCAAAGCTTCGGTAATAATATCCTCCGTAGTAGCCCCCGTCACCAGTGTCGGTGATGTGTACTTCGTCCACTTCAAAGCTAAAGTACATGCCCGCTTTAAAGTCTTTGTCTTCGCCATCTGGAACGTGGTTGCCGTTTTCGTCAACCCAATTCACCAAGCTAACAGGGATTCCGTTCTCTGTCCAGTCGAATCCGACAGGGCAGAGGTAATCGCACTTGATTTGGTAAATGTCGTTAACAAGCTGTACGTCATTAGCCAAATAGTAAGCTTTGCTACTTGGTTTACGCGAGCTAGACGGAGCTACTGCTGTGTTAGGTAGTGGTTTTTCTGGTGCGTTGCCATTGTAGCGCCATACCTCAATATAAGTTGGATTATTAGCATTGTAGTAATGATCCCACGGATAAGTATTGATGGCTTGCCCAGGTGCTCCTTGAGTTGAGTAATCGCAACTGATGAAGTTAACTGAGTCTAGCATTGCTCCGACGTGCCCACCAGCACCGCCAGAACCTGCCATGTCTGCGCTCCATGACATCATAACAATGTCATTGCGTTGCGCGTTCCAGTCTTCGTTTCGGCTGATGCGTACCCAGCCCACTCTTGCCAATTGAGAGCCAAGGGTCACAGTTGATGGTAACCCTTGGATAGCAAATCCATTGTCTTTCAAGGCTTGGGAAATAGTCCCTGAACAGTCGCCTGTCCCGTCTGTGCCGTTACGACTACCAAGCATTGAGTAAGTAACTGCTCCACGACGAGCTTCAAACCAGCTTGCAATATCTGCCATGTGTTTTTCTCCTTTAAATTTGTTAGTCTTCTTTTAGTTCAGAAAGGTTCATCAATACACAAGTCAGGCCTGAGAGAGCAATTGTCGAAGCCACTACAGCCCAGTTTACTTCAGTCAATAAAGCTGAAGATCCGATTACACCAAGTGCTGCCTGAGACATTGTTTTAATTACTTTGATACCTAATTTTTTAGCGAATGTTTTCATATTATATTTCCTCTTTTCTTATTTTATCGATTGCTAGTGATTAAAGTCTTAAGCTCTCTTACGTCTTCGCTCAATACCTTAACTTGTTCTGCTAAGACCAAGATGGCTTTGTTTTGTTCATCGTGATTGTCCAAGCGTTTACTGGCCGAAGCCTTAAATTCTCTTAGATTCTCGATGTCCTTTTCCATGATAGTGTTTCTGTTCTCCTCTTTTGTGGCCCGATCCCTCATTGAGAGATACAGGCCTAAGACAGGGATTAGAGATAGCCCCAATTGCAAAATGAATCTTTCGTAGTCTGGCATAAGCACCCCTTTCTATTCTTTAGGCATCTTCCAAGGGAATGCTGCACCAACGCCAGCGAGCTCAAGCGAACCGCCTGTTTTAAACTCAGATACAGACTGGCCATCATAAGTAAAGTCTTTGTTGACTTGCACCAACACACGCTTACCTTCTCCGTACTTCTCCTCGTGCGAAGCATCTTCAAGGCTAAACACATCGTAGGCATGATATAGCTTGCCAGTTACTGCTGGATCAATGAGCTCCAGATAGCGTTTGTAAATTGTAGGGTCTACAGGGTTATCCTTGTTAGTTGCTACAGCTAAGACAGTAGCTTCTGCAAGCTTGGTCAGCTTATCCACTTTTTCGTTTTGGTTAGATACTGACTTGTCAAGTTCTTTAAAGGCATAAGCTGTGTAGTGCTCTTTAAAGAACTCTTGCTTAATCATTTCCAACAGCTCATTCGCCTCTTTGTGCGTATGGTCACCGTCTAGCGGAAATGCAGCAGTCGCATAATACGGCTGTTGTTGATAGATTGTTACAATTGTTTTAATAACCGTTCCGTCAGGGCCGTATTGTCCAGATGCGTCCTTTACTTCAAATGTCATTGTTGATTTCCTTCTTTCGCGCTTTCTTCTTCAAATTTAGCTCGTAACTCATCGTTGCGGGCTAGAACCGCTCTAAAGGCATCTAGCTCGCTCTGAACTGATATGAGACGAGACTTATACTCTGACGCCTCGATAATTTTGTTAGCAAGCTGAATGCCTAAATCGTTGATAATATCTTGATTAATTTTATCTGTCATTATTTCTCCTTTTTTATAAGCCGATGTCATATAGACCAGGGTAACCTAGATCACTTCTTTGAAACCAATTTTTTATTTGCACAAAATTGTATTGTATTTGAGACAAAATATCCACTAGAGATGTAGCTGGCGCATTTCGAGTAAACGTATCTTTTACAAATTGTACATTTCCAATCAAAACGACATCTCTCGTTCCTGGGTCATTAAATATCTTAATACCTGTGAAATTAGCATTGGTGTCAAGCGTGCTACCACCTACGCCTAAAGCCCATGCTGCATAAGACGTGCCATTCCTCTGTGTCGGAGTTAAGAACGCTTGCGCTCCACCAGAACTGTAGACTAAACAATTTTGAGGTGATTTAAACTCTATTCTAGCTATTCCGTTGTAGGTTGTGACGTTTGTGTTAAGGTTGATAACTGTATTTCCGTTGTTGCCTCGAATAATACCACCCTCATACTCTAAACCTCTGAATGTTCCAGACGTAATGCTTCGTGCGTTAAGATTGATTACATTGATTCGCGAGGCATTGAGCGTACCAGTGGTTATCTGGTCAGCTGTTATACTCTCGATCGCTGCACTCTTAATACTAGCCCTATCCATCAGCGTCTCGTTGGTAATGTGCGTTAACTTACCAATAATACGATTCTTGCCATCTGCCCCTAAATTAATACCAGAAATTAAATCTCCAGCAGAATTTATATTTTTGACAGACCAAGATCCTGCTAGTTGAGTTTGGACGCTTCGGACAGCTTGGTCTAGCTCTGTCCGCTTGTTTATTTCAAAGTCAAACTTAGGTTCTCGTCCTTCGACCACAATAGGTTTTTGGAGGAACACGCTCTGACCATTTAGCCCCTCGAATGAGAGTTTTAGATACACGCCATCAGAGCCTCTGTAATCAGAATTGATACCTGTTAATGTTCCATAAATCGTGTTATCCTGTCGCTGATAGTTGATATATGTTGAGGATCTCTCTGTCCCTACGAAAACGGAAATCTTACATTTATCAATCCCATCAATGATGATTGAAAATGATAAATCCTTAACACTCTCTGGTATGCGAGTTAATGGCAACCATATGGCATCACTGTAGAATAGCTTAGAGTGAGCGTGTAGCTCAAGCTTACCAAAAACATTAATACCAGAGCTTACGAGAGTGACTGTAAACGAATCTCCCTTACCAGTGTATTTCCTTACATAATCTGACATTGTGAACGGATTGGCTACATAGTTCGACGGAGTCAGCTCTTTGTTAACCGCTTTTGAGACTTCTGTTTGAAACAGACTGTCCGTTAACGTCATCCGAGCGATGTTCTGCTTGATTCCGTCTTCCGTCGTGCCAATGATACGGTCATAGAGCCTTTGCGTCTCTGTAATAGATTGTATTTCTGTCCGCTTGGCATAGCCTGACTGCTCTACGGTAGATAAGACCGTGCTAATGCCCTTAGCCGTCTCGTCTCTGATTAGCTGGTTCAGTTCTTGTCTTCTTTGCCCGTCTGCGTCGATGTAGCTCTTGGCCTCTGCGACAGTCGCTCTAATGCCATCTATCGTACGGTCAAAAGTCGTGATTTTATCATCAATTATCTGGTTGGTATCTTCGATTGCTTGCGACCAATCAGAAGGTACGTTTCCTAACTCTAGCTTGTAGCCTGCAACGTAGAGTTTCGCTTTTTTGTTGTTTCGCTCAAAACGTGGCGTCATCAGACCTGCTTTTGTAACGGAAAATGTAGCAGATACTCTCGTCCAGTTCGTGCCTACTTGTATATCTTTTCGTGTCAGAGACAGCGAAGCTCTAGGCTCTACTAGCCTATTGTCTAAGTACATAAAGACAAGATCGTTATCAATGCTACTTTTCACGTAAGCGCTAAAGGTATAAGTTTCACCAAGTCGAACTTCGACGATTTCGGAGAGGCCCAGCCATTCCTCTTGACGGCTATATACTGACAAGCCTAAATATTTCTCTTGCTCAAGTGTCCATTTCGCCTTATTAAACCAATCGCCAGAAAAATCTTTCGTACCGACCATTAAGTTTCGAGCCCCTACTGTGATTTTCGCAATCGTCTCTCTAATCCCGTCTGCCGTCTGCTTCATCTCAGCTTTGCTGACTGTATTGTCTAACTGCTGACCAATGCGGACCAGGTTCTCGTCGTTCGTGCGTTGGTATTCGGTTAGCTTATCTCTAGTTGATATCGCTATGTCCCGAGTCGAACGATTGATCTCTCTTTGTATCCGAAACTTTTTGCCCAAGATTCCATTCTCGTCGTTGTTGGCATCAGAAAGAAGATGAGCATTAATCTTATCCAGCAACTCTTGGCTATCAATGATTGCGCCAGCTTTCGTTAAGGCTTCAGAGGCTTTGTTGTCGAGTTGTTGGATATTTTTATTTATCGTTTCAGCCTTGCGGTCGAATTCTGCGTTAAACTTGTCGCTATCAAATTCGGTCGGCTCAAGCTCCCACTCGGTCCCGTTCCAAAAATAAAGCACTTTTTTGTCTCCGACTGTCAAAAACAATCGGTCGCCTTTTTTTAGTGTGCCCTTTGGAATATCGGCCGGTTTCTTATCACCGAAGTAATTCGTATTTTTTCCATCGGCAGAAGTAAGGGCTTGTGTAGCTACATCTAGAGCTCTGGAGCTATTTTCTAGCGAGTCAGTGACTGATCTGGAAAGAGCGCTCATCTCACCCGAATTTCGCTTAACAGAGCCAATATCATTACATGTTACTTTTCGACTGATTAGTTTACCAGAAACATCATATTCACTAACGAGCGAAACAATTCTGATTTTCTTTCTCAAACCCAAAGTTTCATTGACTGCCATGATATAATCGCCTGCGCGAGGCTCCGACAACTTATATCCAGCTTTTGTCAGGTCTTCCATATCAATTGATATAGAAACTTTATAAGAATTATCAACATTATTTTTAAGACGTTCTAAAAGCTTACCTGTTTCTTTGTATCGTTCATCGACAACTGGCTCGGCTTCTATTCGACCGTATATTTGAGCTAGCGGGCTCTCGTATACAGCCTCGTATCTTCCAAGGTCGTGGTTTTCTTCATCTTTCCACATCCCTAGCCCGCGCTGATAAGTGACAAAGCTGTTGATGTCCTTCTCAATCGTAAGCTCATTCATGTTAAAGTTTTTTCTGACAATAGCAGACTGGTCTGTCCCGATATTCTTCAAAATCCGCACGACATGACCGCTAACAGAAAACTCTAAATTAGCGTGTTTGATAAGGTCGTTAAAGAGATTCAACCTTGATTTATTACCAAAATTCTCTTTTCTGATGGACCCGACTTCAACTTCTAAAACGTAGCGGTAAGAGGTGCCTTTGAATATAGCGTCTAGATATGTTCTGATAGGTTTTGAACCTTCCAAGGTTTCATACAATGACATTTTTGACATATCATAGAAGAATTGATGCACGGCATCAAATTCAACCTCTATCTGTCTGCCTGTATCGTTAGGTTTGGCATAGATAATCCGATAATATTCATCGTCTAATCTCAGTCGCCATCCTCGATCTATCCCGTGGAGAACCATTTGGTTTGTATAAATAGTTCCTTTAATTGATAATTCGCCATTAACAGAACTGGTCGTTGAATATGCTACCTGGGCGTTATATTCATTATCCTTTTCATCTAAAAATGTAATCAAATTATCACCTCCCTACTTATACAATTCTTTAAATCCAATTATTCGGATCGTCCCTCTGAAATTAGTCGAATACCTCACTTGTTTCTGAGGATTTGGCCTAATTACAAAATATTCGTAATTTGTCCTGTTGTTAATGTTTAAATCTGATGTTGCAACACCCTTGTATAGAGTGGATTCCACACCAGATAGCAACAATTTCTGACCAGCTTGGATGGCTGTTTCTGTGTGAACGTAGCTCCATCTCCTGCCGTCAATTTCCAAAAAGAAACTGTTTTGGATTGCACTTGACACCAATTCGACCGTGTAAGGTGTCTCAAGTTGATTTAATGCGGCTGTGCCATTGTACGGAATGATTCCTCCGCTTAATGTGATATCAGTAGGCTTTGTTTCTCCGAATGGTAGTTCTGCTGTTGCAAGTTCAAACGAAACATCATATTTTAAACCTGCTTGTGACTTTCCGATGAACGAATACTCAATTTTATTGTTTATGTGCACTTTATATCGATATTTCCAGGCTGTGTGAGGAATATCTAAGAGGTTTAAATCTCCGTTTTTTGCTCCTGGTAATTCGAATTCGTACAAATCATCTTGCGTCGGGTGCATTTTGGTTACAAAATAGGGTTCGTCGCCATATAACCAACCTGCAAGCTCGTCTTGTTTTTCCATAAAAGCCGAAAGGCTAGCAACGGCCAGCCTACCCGTAACTTTTATAAGTTTCTGACGTAATGTTATCCCGTCGTGGATATAACCACTGCGCCCCTTTACTGTTCGCCTATCCACCTCAATAGAAGGCGAACTATCATCAATTGTAATGTTATAAATGCCAAGCTGAGACAGTTTTGTTTCAGCGTTAGCATGTGTAATCAATAAATCCATTTAGTTGCCTTTCTAAGCGTAGCTAAAGTAATCATCTTTCGCTCTCAAACGCGCCTCTCTTTCTTTAACAGATGTGTAAATCTTATCTCCGACAATTTCATTGTGGATTTCAAATTTAGTATCCGATAATTGAGAGTTTCGAACATCATCGCTGAGATTTTCGAGTGATGAGCGTAAGCCAGTATTGTTAACGCTCGCCGATGTAGTGATTAGACTATCTACTCCGTATCGCTGATCAGTAATCGCAGTAGCATATTGTTTGGCCACTCCATTAATCTTTTTGACCCAATCAGACATACCGTTGTACATCCCCTCGCCAGTAAAACTACCGATAGAAGATGTTACACGAGATGGTGAGTGGATATCCAAAGCAGAGCGCATCACGCTTGCAATGTTAGAAGCAATTGAATATGCGAGCGAGTAAAGACTGCCAGCCATTCCTGCTAAACCATTATAGAGGCCTATTCCTGCATAATATCCAACGTTTTCAAGCGATGAACCAAGATGGCTAAACGCTGATACAATTGAGCTACTAGTGCTTTGAGCCACGCTAACAGCTCTACTCATTCCACTTTGAATAGAAGATACTACTGCAGACATTCCGGATTGGGTTGCGCTTCTGACTTTATTAAATGTATTAATAAATGATTGTGCAATCCTATTCCCAGCGCTCGAAGCGACTTGATTGACCTTGTTCAATCCATCTGTTATGGATTTGGCAATCCCATTCATTGCATTTGTAGTGCTAGTCTCGGCTTTCTTAAGGTTCGATGTAACAATGTTTGCAATACTTGCGGTCTTGATTTGGGCAACCATTTCTGCCGCTGCTAAATTAGTCGCCGTTACAGCTTGAACCGCGGCGGTGTTTATTTGAGCAGAAGTCTGCATCGCATTGTAGTTTGCCTGTACATTTGCAGAAGCTTGTGCAGTTGAGGCCGTCGCTCCAGCATTTACACCTTGAAAAGCTGTGTTAGATACATTTTGCAAAGACTGCATTGTAGTCCCTGCATTAGCGTTTAATGTGTTCAGGCTTGTATCAACATTGGTTTGCATAGCTTGAGCTTGAGCTGTTGCATTCATTTGAGCTTGAGACATGCTAGTAGACACATTGGTTGCAAGATTTTGTGCGTTTAAACTTGCGTTAGCAGTCATGTTTTGCATGGTTGCATCAACATTAGTCTGCATGTTCGTAGCTTTATTAAGAGTATCAACGCCCATCAAATCCATGGATGTTCCAACATTTGTTTGCATCATCTGAGCTTGCATTGTAGCGTTGGTTTGCATGCCTAACATATTATTATTTACGTTAGTCATCATAGTCGCACTTGAATTCGTAGCATTCAAGCTTAACATACTTATACTTGATTGCACGCCTTCTTTAAGGGCAGAAACGTTATTCTGCGCATTCACGGACATTTCTGATGTTTTAGACGATACAGAATCAGCCATTTCTGAGGTTTTGGCCTTAACCTTCTCTGCGCCCTCATCTGTTTTACCAGTGATCCAATCCCACATGCCTCCGAAGAAATCACCTACAGACTTAGCAACATTGCCAATGGCTTCAGGAATTGCTCCAAGCATCGCCTTACCGAGTTCGCCAATGATTTTGCCTCCAGCTTCAACAATCTTAGGTATACCAGTGATTAATCCAAAGACTAATTTAGCTATCAGCTCTACACCACCCATGATTAGTTGAGGAACAGCGGTTGCTAAACCTTTTATCAAAGCTCCGATAATTTGAGCCCCTGATTGAGCAATTTGTGGCAAAGCGTTTATTAATCCAGTCACTAAAGACATGATTAGTTGTATACCACCTTGAATAATTGCAGGTAAGTTGGATACTAACCCTTGAATAAAGGATGTAATAACTTGAACAGCAATATTTAGAATCGTTGGTAGTGATTGGATAACGCCGTTTACAAGGTTTTGTAAAATCTGAATACCATTTTGAATAATCTGTGGCATTTGCTGACCAATACCAGCCAAGAATGTAGTGACTGCCTGTTGGGCCGATTGCAAAATCTGTGGAAGGTTGTTTAGGACGCCTTGAACAAGGTTTGCAAGCAATTCTACACCCATGCCAAGAAGTTGTGGTAAAGCACTAGCGATAGATTGTACAAAAGTTCCGATGACAGTTATCGCCGAACTGATTAGCGATGTAGCGTTTTGGCCTACTCCTTGAACCAAACTGCCGATTAAATCCACCCCAGCTTGAACCAAGACTGGGAACATAGTCGCAAACGCATTAGCAAATTTTGTTATCAAATCCGCGCCTGAAGCAATCAAAGTGGGGATTTGAGTGGTTATACCTAATACAAGGTTTTGAATGATTTGAGGCCCTTTGGTCGTCACTGTGTTTAGCAACTGGTCTATTTGAGTACCGAATTGATTGTTAATGATCCCCAAACCAGCTACTACAAGGCCAAGGATTGCAGCAGGACCGATAGATGCTAAAGCTACACTCATGACCGATGCGATGCCTTGTGACATCATGCTAAGAACACTAACGCCTCTAGATGCGGCACCTCCTAAAACACCGGGAATACCACCGATTTTGGCAGAAAATGCTCCGATATATCCCGCAGCATTATTGAACACACCGCCTATGACACCACCGAAACTACTGATTTTGCCACCAAGACCGCCTAAAAGACCTGTTAACAGCGTTAAACCTTTAGTAGCAGGACCAAATGCGAGTAGGCCACCTACTAAACCAAGGATAGGCGCCACAGAGGACATTGTCCCTTTAAATTTCTCCATTACCCCATCTGCCAGCTTAGTGCCATTCAAGAAATGGTCCAAAACAGGGTTAATAGTGGCCATGGCATCAGTAAATTTTTGCACCGCTTGAGACTGACTGAACTTATCCACTAACTTATCCACATATTTTACAATCGTAGTAAATAGTGGCAGGACGGATTCGCCAAGTTTTATCTGTAGCGTTTCAAATGATCCACTCAAACCTTCAATAGCACCTTTTAAGTTATTCAACTTTTCTGCTGCTACTTCTGCTGCAGTAACCTTGCTGATTTCTGCCTGCATTTTGTTCGCTCCGTCTGCCCCTTCGTTCATCGCGATAGTTGCAGCACGAACCGCATCGGTACCAAATAAAGTTTTAAGCGCTTGTTGTTGCTGTTGTTGTGTTAACCCGCTTAGGCTTTCTTTCAATACCTGAGAAATTTCTGCGAATGAACGGATTTTACCTTCGGCGGTAAAGAATTTATTAGAACCATCTTCTGTGATGATACCTAATTGTTTCATCGCATTATATTGACCTTTAGTCTGAGGTTGCAAGTTCATCAACATTGTTTTAAGTGATGTACCTGCATCAGAACCTTTAAGACCGTTTTGAGCAAATACTGCGAGAGCGTTTGTGGTATCGCGGAATGACAGACCTAAGCCTGAAGCGACTGGAGCTACCATTGAAAGCCCGTATTTCAATTCGTGGACATCTGTTGCTGAAGCATTCGCAGCGCCCGCTAATTGGTTTGCTGCATCCACTACGCTTAGATTGTCTCGTTTGAAGGCATTTAAAGCAGTTGAAGCAATTTCTGCAGCTTCTTTCAGATCGAGTTCTCCAGCTGTGGCTAAGTTCAAAGCACCTGTTAGACCGCCGTTTAAGATATCCTTGGTAGATACCCCAGCTTTTGATAGTTCTTCAATGGCATCTGCTGCTTCAGTAGCAGAAAATGCTGTATCAGCACCCGCTTTAATCGCTGCATCGTGGAATTGTTTCATCACGTCAGCACTAGAACCAGTAACCGCCTTGATGCTACTCATGCGAGCTTCAAAGTCAGCCGACTTAGTAACCGCACCACCAATTGCATTCTTAATAAAGTTGAATCCTGCGTATGCTGCAGAAATACCCAAAGCCGTCTTGATAAGATTGCTTGTGGCAGATGCAGCCTGATTTGTGTGATTTACAATGCCCATTAAAGCATTAGTCGCTTTACTACCCGCTTGTTGAAACGCATTACCTAATCCGCTAGTAATTTTGCTGGACAAAGAACTAATCTTACCAATTAGTTTTCCACCGAGAGAATTACCAACTTGATTTACAAAATTGCTAGCCTTATTAGATACTGCACTAAACGCACTCCCTAATTTTTGACTGATCGCATTTCCTACAGAGGAAACTTTGCTTGTGATTGGAGATAGTGCTCCAGAAATTTTAGCCCCAAGACTAGCGAACCCCTGACTGATTTTATTCAGCCCAGCTTGTATGGGTTCGGGTAACCGTTGTCCGATATTGGATGCAATACGCTGTATTTCACCAAGCGCTATATTTAGGCCGCCTTTAAGCCCTTGCCCGATTTTGCTACCAATACTACCAGTATTACTCGCCAATTGGTTCATCAGTTGACCGATTTTTTGGATCATCTGATTAGAGCTATTGACTGCAGCCTTTTGAGCGTCGTCAAAGGCTTTTTTAGTAGTGGCTATAACATCGTTCATAGCTTTTTCGTAATCCTTAGTATCTGCTCCAATATAGGCAAAAATTGAACCATCGTAAGACATGCATCCACCTCCTTTGCTACTTAATTTCTTTTGGCAAACATCTGGCTAGCTCTCTCAAGCATAGCCACGAATTCACCTTTATTCTTGATTTCTTGTTTTGTAGGTTTATTGAAAGCTCTTCGAATGGTTTCTTTATCCTTTTTCTTACTAAGTTTCTTAGCGTCCATCTTTTTAGCATTCAGCGTATACCGCATTTCAACTGCTAAACCAGATAAAGCCTCTCGCAACTCGATTTGCTTGTAATAAAGACCTTCCTGAATCGCTTCTAATTCCCACTTGTTGCAATTTAAAATCGTTTCTTGATCCGTGAGACCAAGTTTTGCACACTCTGTTAAGACACTACGTTTTCCATCTTTCCAATAATTTCGGAAATCGCTTTGACCTGTGCGATTGCTGTCGGGTCGCTGTCTTTGGCTTGACTCTCTGCCAATTCCTTCCCTAACTTCATGTTTTCGATATATTTCAAAATCTTCTTCTTGAAAAAACCTGATTGTACCATCTCTGCTTCAATTTCTTTAAACAGTTCTTCTTGCGGATCATCTGACTCTGTGTTCTCGAAGTAATCCTCGATTGCTGATAACGCCTCGTCCTCAGTTACTGCTTTTCCTTTTTTGCTCCCGCAAAATTGGATCAAGTCAACAATACCTTGGTCATCACGGTTCACAATCTTGAAGAAGAGAGCTCCAACTCCGTTTCCTGAAGATTGGCCATTCTCATCCTTTGTTGCCATCTCTTTGTCGATTTTAAACATTAAGCGGTAATCAAATTTAATTTCGATGACTTTATTGCCGAGTTTAATTTCCATATATGATTTTTCTCCTTTTATACAAAATAAAAAGGCGACCTATGACAGCCACCTTTCTAAAATTTAGCGTTGGATGTTGTCGTAGTCGCCTGTTGTTTCGCCTGGGTTTTGGTAAGCGTAGATGTTGTTCAACACGGCCAATTCTTCTGCAGAGAGTGGGAATTTACCGTCTTGCAAACGTCCAACGATACCAGCAGTATATGATAACTCAACAAACTCTTCTACTCCGTCGTTGAATTCGACATCATCAGTAATTTTAGCATATCCAAACTTAGCGGGATAAGCATCCTTTTTATTTGGGTCTTCACCGATTTGAGTTTTGACACTTTCGTCAACAATGACGCGCCAAATCTTGATTGATTCGCCTGTCGCTTGTGCATCTAAAATTACTTTTACTGATGGATCCATTGGTGCGAAGTATTGAGTCAATTCGATTGAGTGCTCATCACTTGATTTCTCAAGCAAACGCCCTTGTTGAGTTTGTTCGTCTTGATATTCTCCGCCAAGCGTTGTAGTTCCGTCTGTACGGTAAGCAGGCAAGAGAGCTCCATCGCCTTTTTCAGCGTGGATTGATTGAATAAAGTAAAATACTTTCTTACCAACAATAGGTTTAGCTGTAGTAATCTTTACTTGTCCTTTTTCAGCCATTTAGGACCTCCTTGATTAAAGTATAGTTTCGGTCGTTTTAATGACGATATGATAGACCTCTCGACCGATTGAGTTGTCCATCAATATGCTTGATGTTGTCCGTGCGCTACGACCTAATAACCGGATAGCTTGAGATTTGATACATTCTGCATAGACCCTGCTCTTGTTTCCAGGGAGAAATATATCAATCTGGACAGTGCTGTCTTCAATTATAAGACCCGTCTGCGCTGTTTTTGATGTGTCGGATATAATTCCACCCACAACAAGAAACGACTCTACCACGGACGCGTCAGGTAGCTTAAAATGGATCGGAAGACCCAACGGTCCCAATCGCTTTCTTAAGTCTTTTAATAATTTAGTTGTTGGTGAATCCATGATCACCTACTTTCTAAACATTTTGTTAAGGTTATTCATCAATTTAGGATATTCTTCCTTCAATGCTGGTTCCATGAACGGTTGGGCCGTCATCTTGCGAGTTCCAAGTTCGACATAGACAGAATATTCAGCAGGAGAAATGACTTTATAACCCAAACGAGAAGCTTTTGAGCTATATATGTTCTCACTGAGCCACCCTGTATCCCAAGGAGCACCCTTCTTAGCAGAGCGTTCAACTCTGAGACTTGACCTATTGAGTTCTTTGTCAACTGCTAAACTAGCTCGTCGTTCTTTATTTTCTGCAGACCTAATAAATTTATCAAGCCCTTTCACTTTATAGCTAAGACTCATAAATAAATCACCGTACTATTTTTGTGATGTTTCTTCCCTTGGATGCTTCGACGTCTACCTTTGTAGATAACCTCTGAGAAACCAGTGTGAACTCCTTGAAGGTGTAGCTTGAAGCTATCAAGGTTGTACTTCCCAAAAATCCCCATTTGTTCTGCATTCGTCAGAGAACCTTCCTGACAAGGCAACGGACCAATTTGTTCTGTTGTAACGTCGTCTTCGAGTTCGTCTTTAGGAGCGGTTTCTTTAATTAAAATGACTCTGTCGTTATAAATCATTTCACCACCTCCTTGCTAGATAAAACGAGCAATTCCTCGAGCTTTTCGCTTGCTAGCTAAAGAAATAAGGGTTTGCTTATCATCTTCAGACAAATAACTGTCTTCCCATGTAAACGCCCTTCCTTCTTCGCTATCAGCCTTGGCGCCTTCAGAATTCAGCTTGTTAAATCGTTTGATAGCCACATCACGGACGATATATGCTGCATTGTTTGGAATTTCCGTAATTGATGTTTCAGAGTAGCGATTGACAAAGGCAAGGATGCGCTCTGTGCTCTCTTTGATGGTCAAATTTAGCAAGTCATCCTGCGCAGTATCGCTTACCCCTTTTAATAATTTGATTTCTTTCAAAATCTCATCCGTATCAATCGCCGTCATTTATTAGCCTCCAGGTACTACTGCTGGTTTTTCGATAGAAGTTTCTACGACACCTTGAGGAATTTCCGCAAAGAGTACGTTAGCACCGAAGAATACAGATTCGTAAGTGAGGTTTTTCAAAGCACGATCGCGAGCGACTGCAATCAAACCAGTTTCATCTGTAAAGTCTGCGAACAATCCGCCAAGGTCTCCAGAAGCTACATTCAAGTTAGCAAATACAAGGTTTTCAATTGCCGTTGTATAAATCTTACCTTCTGGCACGCCGTTCATGACGATGACGTTTTGCATACCCAAGAAATTCTTGAGCAAAGTCATACCGAAGACGTTCGAAGCGTCAGCTCCTACACCAGCGTTTCCAAGGTATTCCGCAGCGTCAACCGGATTCACGAAAGTAACGATTGGAGATCCTTCGAATTCGTTGAAAGTTGCAATTTTTGCCCATGCTTGAGCAAGCGCACCTTGCAAGCCTTTACCCTTATTCTTAGTCGGGTTAGCTTTCAAGAATGTGAAGAACTGCTCTTTGATTCCGTTTTGAATTTCGCGCATCAAACGTGTATCAGCTTCCGTGATAGCAACAGATGCTCCATGACGAGCAATTGCTTCTGCAGAGACCAAGCGACGTTTTTTGAACCACGCTACTTCGTAAGCGTCTGCTTTAGCGCGTACCATTTGAGAAAGTGGGATGTCTTCACCTTCACCTGGGTTTGTCGCGTTTACGTCAGCGGTCCATTTGTAAGTCTGGATTTTAAGATCGCTTGTAAGTTCTTGACGACGGCTAACACCTAAAAGAGTTAGCAAATCGTTGATATTTTTGGAAAACTTATTAACAAAATCAATAGACTTGATTTCGCCTAAGTTAGCCATAGTAGTTAGTTTTTGTTCAGCCATATTCTAGCCCTTTCTAAAAAGATTGATATTTTCAGCGATTGCAGCCTGACGTTTGTCAGTGTCTTCAATTGCCATAATTTGTTCTTTCGTGATTCCCGTTGTAGTACCACGACGAGGCGCGCTTTGAACTAGTCGTTCGTTTACGCGCTTTTCAACTTCACTATCAAATACATCACGCAAAGCCGTGATTTTAGCTTTTACTTCTTCAGCGGTTGGAGCAAGCACATGTTCTAAAAACTCTTGTGGCAACCCTTCGTCTGCCAAGAGCGATTGTGTCGCTAGCTTCATTTCACGCTCCGCAATAACCTGCTCACGCTTTTCTAATTCAGCGATTCGTTTCGCTTCTTCTTCTCTAGCGCGTTCATCTTTGGTCAGCTTCGCTAGTCGTTCACCTTCGCTTTTAGCCTGCTCAAGCGCTGTAGCTTGCTCAGCTTCCCACTTGGCCCGTTCAGCAGCTAACATCTTGCCAATTTCAGCACGAGTAAATGTACGTTTGTGCTCATCGCTATCTGCATTTGACTCTACATCCACTGTTTTCTCATTCTGAGTGTCGACGGTCTCAGTTTGATCCACAGTCGTAGTAGTTCCGTTGATTTCTTCTGACATAATTGTCCTCCAGCGATTACGTCGCCACTCGATAGTCTCGTTTTACGTCCGGCGACGAAACAGTACAGCTTTTAAAGTCTTCAGCAAAGTTTGGACAACATAAAAACCGTACGGGATTCCATACGGTTAGGTTTTATAGTTTAATTTCTTCAATTTTTGCACGTTGTTCTAGAATTTTTAAATAATTCCACATAGTCGAACGCTGACCTTTTAACAAATCGATAGGACATTTGGGTTCAAACTCTAGTTGTCCTTTTTCGTATTTATCAATCATCGCATTTAATTTTTGGAATCGTTCTCTCAATTCATAGTATTCTTTTTTAAATCGTTCTTTCCAAGGTTCCATTTTTTCTGTTCCTTTCTTAAATACAAAAACCGCATCGAATTCGACACGGTTTATAGCAGTTTACAGTGATTTATAGCAGTCTATTCCTGCCGGTCAAGATGTTGAATCACCTCCTAATCTTTGACTGCACGATTTGAAATCTTGGTGTAAACATCCACATAAGTCTCTTTCTTGTCTCCGTTATGCGTGATTTCTGCATAATCTCCACAAGGTTCGCTTGATGTAATTGCGTTCGTACTAACAAGAGCTTTCCAGTTTTGCAGGGTCTTGCTAAACCAAACTACAAAGCAGTCTTCTGCTTTGATTTCACGATTTGATAAGCGCGAAAATTCTTGCGATGCCAATTGTTTTGCTTTTTCTAACATTTCATTCCTCCGTTTTTTCGTATGTTTCTGCAAAAATGTCAGGCTTACATGGATAAAGTTCTCCTTGTACACCCTTGATGATATAATCGCCTGTTTTTGCGATCATAACCCCCTCAAGCGTTTTGATCTCACACCATGCGGGGTTCTTAGTCAACTTTCCATTATCATGAATAATAATCTCGTTTCTTGTCACTGCATCCCAGAACCAATCCTCTTCAATCAAACAACGTTCATTGAGTTGGACGGCCTCAACCACAACAGGTTTCTTTCTGTATTTCATTTCTTACTTCCTTTCTTTATGCCATCAATCATCCCACTGATAATTGAATAGCCTGCAACTAATAAAACGAGCAGGACGATTACGCCTGCTGTGATAGATACCAAATTCCAAATAAACATGTTTTTCTCCTTTCTGAGCAACAAAAAAGCACTTAGATTACTCTAGGTGCTTAAGTTACGCCACTACTATTTTCCCGATATATGCAAAGGCTTCGTTTTCCGAAATTTCTTTAAAATCAGTGAAATCGTTGAAAAAGATTTTATTAAACCAGTCAATACTGTCAACCCACTTTTTTTCGATATCGAAAACTTGCATTACACCATCAATTAAACGAAGCGTTTGAGGATTATCCGTTGTTGTTTGGTAGTATTTAATATTTTCCATATCACTTCACCCTTTCTATATTTTTAGGAATGTTGAGCCCTTTATTCAAATCAAGCATTTTTTTAAATAACTTCATGCGTTCTTGGTCAGACGTGCTTGCATCACGATATTTTTCATAGAGTTCATGCAAAGGACCATTCTTTAAATCAAAACTTTCCTGAGTATGATATTGCATTTCAAAGTTGATGCCATCTTTTTCAAGAACTGTATTCACGCCTTTATATGGCCCATTCATCAGCCAAGTATTCTTTACTTTTACAATTTTATACCCGCCTTCAATAAGACGCTGTGTCATCCCCTGATACTCTTTTTCAAAAGCATCAGGATCAAAAATAGTTGTATATCGCAAAGTGTCGTTAATTTTACTTGCAGCCTTTGATAAACTTATATTTTCAATCTGACTATCTGTCGTGATTTTACGAGCTAGCGACTCAGAAGTTTTCTTTCGGAATTCAAGACCCGCGAGTTCGTTTTTACCTGCAATACGTTGCATATCACTTGTGATTTTTGGCTCTATCTTTGAAATTTGATCCAAAAGTCGCTCACTGTAGTACTCAGCTGTTCCATCTTTCTTACTTAGATTATACACCTCATCCGAATTATTTTCAACACTTCCGTTCAATTCTTCTTCGTCTGGTATCACACCAGACCGACAATTAAAATGGAATGGAGGGGCATTCACTCCTGCCTGCATTTCATCAATTAAATATCGTTTGTCCTCTGCGTAAATTCTTTTGCAGATTTCAGTCGTCCTATTGTCCAAATGAACCAAAATGCGGTAGTATTTTAATCCCGCGTCCTTGTAACGTTGGATAGCGGAACGATTGACAATCATCGTCCCGTCTGTCCTAACGAGCGTTTCAGCTCTGCTGTTGGCTACTTTGTATTTTTGCGCTAAATCTCTAGCCATCGTTCGCGGGTGATCTCCACGAACAAAACCAGTCTTTAAGACTTTTTTCAAATCCTTGACAAGATTGTCTGTATTCCCCCACAACTGCTGACTGTAATTATATCCGTTAAAGGGAGTTTTGACTAATTCTTTTAAGGCTGGCTCATTGATTGCCCCAACTCGACCGCTCATAGCCTTCTTGTAGCTCATTACCGCCATCTTCTGCAAGTAACTTCCGAATTTCTCGGCAATAAGTCCTCGCGCAACTCCCGCACGAAAGAACATATCTATTTGCAGAGCATCTAATCTTGTCGCTCTAGCCGATGCATATTGTTCATTCAACCTTTTGAGCAATTCTGGGTCTTTCTCAGCCTGCTCACGATACTTTCTGGCGTTCTCGCGATAATCCGACAGGTCGATACCTTTCAAGCGTTGTAGCGCCTCCTGATAGCTCATCGAACCGTTCTCAGAATACTTGCTAACAAAATCATAAAAAGCCTTTTGCATTTCGTTAGCTTGCTCTTGATAGACTTTGTTTAATTCTCCAAAAAAATCAATATCTTTTCGATCTAAGTATCGGAAAATTTCATCTGAACGACCTGACCAGTAATCAAGATGGTTTTGATTCAGCTTCTTGTTCATCATCAACCACCTCATCTACTGGATTTAGCCGTGGTTCAGGCTGTTCTAGTGTTTCCTGCTCTTTCAAACGCTCTAGCTCGTCTGCAGCATCCACTCCCGTTACCTGGTTCAACAATTCGAAAATAGTCTGGTCGCTGACAATTCCGTACAGTGACTTAATCATCTCAACGATTTCTTTTTCATTTTGCGGAACATTCGGACTAAAGACCACAGAAGTTTCGTTGATTAACTCATAAGCTGTATTTTCATTCCCTTGGATTGCCCAGATGTTCACAGCCAATCGCAAGCGACGCATAAGACCCGCTTCAAATAAGTCTTCTTGTTGCTCTCTGTAGTTATCGCTAGCCATGAGTTTATACTTCATCGACTCGCCAGACTGCGTGCCAGCGAAGTTGTTGTCGAGCGTATCCGGCGTGAAAGTGAATCTCAAAATATCGTTTACTAAACGCTTCTTGTATGCCTCCGCACCTTCACTATCATATGACTTAATTAAATAGCCGGCGTCTGGATTAGCTCCGCCTGGGTTTGGATTGTCATCCAAGATGAGAACTTGCGCTTTCTTGTAAGCTTGCGACACATACAAACGACCGTTTGGATTGATTCGTCCATCTTCCAAAAAGTCATTTTCTTCCACTCCTGTGTATGGATTTCCTTTAATCATCAAGATAGCGTCATTACTATTCTGCTGGAAGTTCGCAAGCTCAGACTGCGACAAGTCGTAAGCATCTATGTTATCCAGCACGGATTCGTAAGAACCTAAACGCTCCTCGTTATTGCTGTACTCATTTACTGGAACAGCTTTAAAGTAATGCTCTTGCTCGTCCTTGAGCGCCATTTTATCGCTATCCGTAGACTTCCATTCGTAGCTGTAAATGCGATCCGCAGTATAGACTTTGATGATCGTCTTGCGTTTGCTGTCTCCATAATCTACATCGTAGTAATTCACAGCCATGAGTGAGTTTTGCTCGTATGTATCATCATAAATAACAAAAGTTTGCTCTGGGCTGAGCTTATACAATTTAACCCACGCCTTACCATCTCGCTCTGTGACCGTCAAAAGCTCATAAGCACGGCCATACACACACAAGTCTTTCTTAATTGAAGAATTATGTTTTTTCTCGTTGTTTTTAGCAGAAAAGTCTTTGATATTATCAAGTATTGTTTCATTTTCGTTCTTGTACTCGACTGGATTGCCCAACATATAACCTTGTTCAAAAATGGTGATGTACTTAGCGAAATCACTAGAAATGCGGTTGTCTGCTGCAGTTTCGTCCGTTTTAGCAGGTCGATACTTGATGTTGTTATCGCCTTTGTAGTAACGCTTCAACTCTTTTAGTCTTGGCTGTTGTTCTGCTTTGTGACGGTTCACGTAGCGTTTTAACTGCTCGATCCAGTTATCAGAACCGTATTCGATGACTTCGAAGTCTTCCGTCATCATCATAAATTGTTCGTTTGATCTACTGTCAAAGCGTGTGCCGTTTAAAAATTTAACTTCCAATCTTACCTCCTAAAGTAATAAGACGCATTCTTCATGCGGTCTTGTGTTGATTTTCTTTCGATGTGATATTTCTCTAAAGCATACCTGATAGCATCGATAACGTGGTTATTCGCATCAATCGGCTCATTCAACCAATTACCGTCTTTATCTTGCTTGTAGATATACGTATCAAACTCTTCTATCGTCTTTTCGCAAGATGGATGGATATAGATTTTAAATTGCTTCATAAAGTCTATACCAGCATTGATTGAGCCTTTGCCTTTCACAGACGCTTGTATTCTTCTGACGCCTTTAGACCTCAACTCTGCTATCAAGCGTTGTTCTGCGCTATCTGCTGTAATTTCAGCGTTTAGCATGTCATTCTTGGCAATCATCTGGTAAATATCTTCCGTGGTCATAGCATGCTCGTAATGCTCTGCATATATCCACAACTCTTTTTTATCTAAATCAACAGCCAATCGAGGAAAAGTAGTTGGGTCGTGTGTGAAACCAAAGTCAAGGCCTGCAGCAGTCTCTCCCACTCGTTTGATTGTGTCCTGTATATCAAAATCTTGGACGCTGTAATTTTCAAATACAAGCCCCTCAGCCACGCCCCATTCACCATCACAAACAATTCTAGCCCGCCTAGGGTTCGTTTGGTACAAATCCTCATATCGCTTAATATCAACTTCGTCCAGCCATTCGTTGCATCGATAAGTAGTCGTGAGCGATAGCGTATCTGCTCGCTGAGTTTCTTTGTCAAAAAAGACACGTTTGAGCCAGTGTCTTTCGTTCCACGGGTTAAACGTGACCGTTATCTGTTTAAAAAAGTCAGACGCGTCCAAGCTACCACGGATAGACTCAACTACCGTACTAAACTTGTCTTCGCTTTCGATTTGATAAGCTTCCTCAAACCATGCCCAGCAGAGTATTCCTACATCTACCGTGATAGATGTGATCTTCAATTCATCATCCAAACCACGAAATAGTATCTTCTGTCCTGTCTCTTTGACTGTGATTTCAGGCAAAGATTCGTTGAATTTGAATTTATGAGCGACCTTTAACTGATTAGCTGCCCACTTAAAATCCGTGTAAGTTGATTGCTTATTCGTGTTTGAGTATCTGCGTACCACAAGCAAGTTAGCCCAAGGATATTTCAAGATACGCGTTATAAAGTTCAATGCTGTCGTCTTTGATTTCTTCGAACCACGAGACCCTTTTACGACGCGGTAGAAATTCCGCGAGCGCCAGAACTGGCCATAGCCTTTGCCAACCATTTTCGGGAGATCTACAACAATATCACTTGGTTTAATCTGGTATGTCTGATTCATTAGCAAACACCACCGTTCCAGAAATGTCAGCCTCTACCTTGTCCGTCCACATCTTGTATCGCTTACCTAACAATTCAAGAGCTTTGTTTCTATCACTATTCTTCGTCGGGTACTCAACGAGTTGAGGGATTTCATTGTAGACTTTCACGGACTTGCCACTCACAGGGTCGAGTTTTAATTCAGCGACCTTGGTCGTGACTACTGTCGTTTCCATGGCTTGACCCGAAGCTATTTCTGACAACATCAAAAGAATCTGTTTTTGAGTCAATATTTTTTCATCTTGCAACTCTTCCATTCGTTTTTGGATGTAATCAGAAATGTCATCTTTTGTCAACAGACGTTGCCCTTGGCTTCTAGCAGTCTTTTTACTATATCCAGCCTTAATAGCTGCATCTGTCGCATTCCCGCTGATGATGTACTCGTCAGCGAATCTTTGTTGTTTTAAAGTTAATTTAGCGATTTTCCATCACCACCTTTTCAGACAAAATAAAAAGCCACTCATTGAGTGACTGTATGCGATAAGTGGGTGCCTCCCCCACCAGAGCCTTATATAGCGCTACTTTATCTCTGTCCTACAGGTTAATCAGCCTGAATCTAATTACCGCCCTGTACCCCTATTGTGATAGCTACTCACAGAGATACAATGGGAATTCCTGGAATCGAACCAGAAGAGGCATTTTTTGAAAAAGGTTTTTGCGAGGTAACCATGAACACGAACATGAACATTAAAAATACATAAGGAGACTTAAAGACCTCTTAACCGTTATTCCCAAAATGCGCCCTAACCGCGGAGGCGCGATACTGTACGATTTTCTAAATTTTATTGTTTGCGGTTATGTAAGAGAGAGCCTGAAATCGCATCAGGTTAAAACCTATCATTCTCTCCCTGGAAGTTTAAAGGAATGGATAATCAAAGACCTCTTGCTAAATCTTTGATACTACCATAATATCACTTCTCAAGTGCCATTTGGTGCAAAGTGTGCAAGAATTTTTTTCTCTGCACTTTCTTTTGCATAAAAGATACTGCGACGGCTTAAGGGCAATTCTTTTTCAATTTCTTTGATAGAATGACCATTTATATAATACAAACGCATAACTAAATTTTCTATCGGATCCTGTAGAGATTCAATCACTCGAATCAATTCATCACGTTCTGCGTACATTTCTTGAATCTCTTGATAAAGCTTTTCAGATTTATCGATGATCAGCACATTCAATTCTTCGGACCGATTCCCTGGACTGCCAGATTTAGGTTGATCCGTGTATTGTTGACTACGCAAAATCCCAGATTTCAAGCTGATAATTTCTTGATGTTTTGACTTCGCTTTGATGTCTATGTACTGTAATGCTTTCAATCTCTGTCTAATATCTATTGACACCTTCGCTCCTCCAAAAATTTTATTTCCTCATCACACCTCTTAACCTGCTTCTTCAGCCAATCCCTGCGCTTGGACGCTACTTGTAACCCAAAACTCTTTCGCACAATAGCCATGTGCTCAGGTCTTAAGTCTCTCAAGTAGCACTCTTTTGCATGCTCTAACTGTGCTATCTTATCCTCCAACATTGTTACGCTCCGCCACTTCCTTTAAATTTTTAGCGATTTCTGCATCGATTGTTTTGTTGAGCTTGTCCACTTGCTCAGTGATTTCTGCGTTTTGTCTCTCCAGTCTAAATACTTTATCGTATAGATTTTGATTTGCCTCGTACTGCTTGTAAAATCCAAAGCAGACCACACTGACAAATACGCACAGGATTAAGTAAGTAAACTTATTTAAAAATTTATCTGAGTTCATTCTCAATCTCCTTTTTTTAAAAATTCGGGCATGTCATCACCTACCGAAACAGATTCGTACTGATCCTTGTTGACCAGATACTTACCATAATGCCTGACTGTGACATGATACTTACCGTTGACTTCCTCTTTGTGAGTCACCACAGGTCGGTTAAACACCGCCCCTGCGTAGAATGATACTAGACAGGAAGCCAAGAAAAATATTAGTTTAATCTCGGTCATGGTCTGCCTCCAAAAGTTCTGGATTTTGATATACGTTTCCGATGATTTTGTATATATTATGAAATTGAGGTTCAATAGAACATAACCATTCTTGCCCCTCATGCTCTGATTCAAAATAAAAACCAATATATTGTTCTTTATATCCTAGACTATCTACATCAATCCACTCTCCAAACCTAACAACTTCTAGTCTTTTTATACCATCTCTTTTGACAATATCGCCCTCAAAAATCTCCTGCCCGTTCTTATCATGCAAGCCCGTTGATTGCATGAGTTCGATTTCGTCAATCTTTAGATCCGTTCCCAATGTTTCGCCTTTAAACAAAACATTAGTCATGTTTCCGTCGTCGTCAAATCGTATCCGTTTAACTTTTCCCATCTCTTCCCATGTTTTATGCCACGCTCTATATTTTGGAATCATCTTGCACCTCCTTATTTTCTCTCACCTGTCACTTGATTTTCTAAAACTCTGAGTTTAAAACATCCGTTATCACTTGTTCTTACTATTGTAATTTCTTCGATCCATTGACTCTTAGTATACGGGTATCTGCTTGGTCGTTCCATCACTCAACCTCCTCAATCTCAATGCCTAAATCCACTAATTGTGTTTTCAAATTTTCGATTG